AACGTATGGAATAGTGAGGGTGTCCAGTATGACAAACCTAAACTAAAGATGATGGGTATTGAAGCTGTTAAGTCTTCAACACCTGCACCATGTCGTACTGCCATTAAGGAAGCACTTAATGTTATAATGACTGGTAGTGAGGAGAATACCCAGAAGTATATTAAAAACTTCCGAGAGAAGTTTGAAGCAATGTCACCAGAGGAAGTAGCATTCCCACGTGGTTGTAATAACATAGCAAAGAATACATCCACTCTTACAATATATGGTAAGGGATGTCCTATGCATGTCAGGGGTGCTCTACTATACAACTTCTACATTAAGAAGAGGAAGTTACAGCACAAGTATCCCATTATTCAAGAGGGTGAGAAGATTAAATACATACATCTTCGGACACCTAATAAGATTAATGAGAACATTATCTCATTCTTCCAGACTCTTCCAAAAGAATTTGGGCTTGACGAATCTATCGACTATGACCTACAATTTGAGAAGAGTTTCCTAGCACCTCTGAAAGCTATCCTTGATTGTATAGGGTGGAAGGCAGAGAAAATCAATACATTAGAAGCACTTTGGTCATGAGTTTTTTAAAAGATATAGTAAAAGAGATAGACAATGAATACGCTACTGTCGTTAGTGATGGTGTCGCTGCTGGTGACACTAGTGGTTATATCGACACAGGTTCGTACATCTTTAACGGACTTGTCAGTGGATCCCTCAACAAAGGGGTTCCAGGAAACAAAATCACTGCTATTGCAGGTGAATCAAGCACAGGTAAAACGTTTTTCTGTCTTGGTATCGTACGTCATTTCCTCGAATCTAATCCTGATGGTGGGGTTATTTATTTTGAGTCTGAAAGTGCACTGAGTAGAGAGATGATTGAGACTAGGGGTATAGACTCTAGTCGTATGATTATAGTACCTGTTACCACAGTCCAAGAGTTTAGGACACAGGCGATCAAGATTCTTGACAAGTATATGTCAGAGAAGAATCAACCTCCTATGCTTATGGTACTTGATTCACTTGGTATGCTATCCACCTCTAAGGAGATGGAAGACAGTGAGGCAGGTAAGGAGACACGTGATATGACTAGAGCACAGGTTGTCAAGTCTATCTTCCGTGTGCTAACATTAAAACTAGGTAAGGCAAACGTCCCTCTTATTGTGACTAACCATACCTATGATGTAGTGGGTGCTTACGTGCCAACCAAAGAGATGGGTGGTGGTAGTGGACTCAAGTATGCTGCTTCTAATATCATTTACCTCAGCAAGTCTAAGGAAAAGGATGGTAAGGAGGTAGTAGGTAACATCATTAAAGCTAAACTAGCAAAGTCAAGACTAGCAAAGGAGAATTCACAAGTTGCAATTAGATTGTATTATGATGAGCGTGGACTGGATAGGTATTACGGACTATTGGAATTGGGTGAAAAGCACGGAGTCTTCCAACGTAAGGGTAATCGTATTGTCATTGGTGATGATTCGGTTTATCCTTCGGTTGTTTACAAAGACCCCGATAAATACTTCTCACCAGAAATCCTACAAGCATTAGACGAATGTGCTGCCAAAGAATTTAGTTATGGATCTTAAAAATTATATCATCACCTATGATGATGTGTTAGATGAAAATCTATGTAAGAATGCTATCGATCTTTTTGATAGAGATGTTGATTCTGTAGTAAGATATGATAATGAGATGTGTGGATTCTCATCTATCAATATTACTGAGGAGTGTGAGGTCAAGAAGACTGGACTATGGGACGCTCTACATCAGCATCTACTTCTCTCTGTTAAGACAGTTGGTGAAAGGTATATGAAAGATGTTGACTGTGAAAGGTATTGGCCTAGACAGAATTCACTTGAGCAGATCAAGATGAATAAGTATCAACACAAGACAGAGGATAGATTTGATCGCCATATAGATGTGGGAGACTACGCATCTGCAAGAAGATTCCTAGGTATACACATGTATATGAATGATGTAGAAGGTGGTGCAACATATTTTAATGATATAGACCTTGAAATTCCTGCAAAGTGTGGTAGGATACTTCTATATCCATCCACGTGGACATTTGCTCACACATATATGCCACCAAAGGATGATGATAAGTACGCTGTTACTACTTACTTACATTACACGTGATTACTAAACTTGAGAATCCATTATCGGATTCTTATTATGCTTTAAAAGAATTGGTAAAGACTGAAACCTTTCCTTGGTTTAGACATAAGGGTAATCACCATTCACCTGACTACTTTCAACATAAACTTTTGACAAGACCTGGTGGTGGAGAGGAACATTTATTTCCTACCATTGCTTCAGAGTATTTAAAAAGTTTTGCTGACTTACTCTATAGTGTATTTGATCTCAATGCTATTGAAGTTAAATGCATTTATAGGATGAGTGTTAATTTAGTAATGCCATCTACTGATAGTCATTCTCCTTTACATGTAGACCATTCATTTCCTCATAGAAATATCATTATGTATCTTACAGATGCTGGTGGTGATACTGTAGTTAATGATGAAGTTTACTCTCCTAAAGAAGATGGTGTAATAATGTTTGAAGGAGAACATTACCATCATTTCCCCATGAAAGATGCTAGAATTGTTTTTGTTGCCACTTACCTATGAGTTTAAAGATTGAAGAGATCACTCTTAGTAAGTTGATCCTTAACGACACGTATACTAGGAAGGTCATACCCTTTATAAAGGATGAATACTTTGATTCTCCTAGTCACAAGGTACTCTTTAGTACCTTATCAGACTATGTTAATAAGTTTGAAACTCTACCAGAGCCTAATGCTCTGAAGATAGAGGTAGAGAAAAGACGTGACATTACAGAAGAGATATATAGAGAGGTCGAAAATTTTATTGACAACCTAGACAGGGATCAATACAATGACGACTGGTTGATAGAGACCACTGAGAAGTGGTGTAAGGAAAAGGCAATATATCTTGCCCTAATGGAGTCGGTGAAGATTGCAGATGGGCAAGATAAAACACGTACAAAGGATGCTATTCCCTCTATCATGTCGGAAGCTCTTGGCGTGTGCTTTGATGAACATGTAGGACACGATTACATAAAGGATTCTGATGACAGATATGACTTCTACCACAAGAAGGAAGAAAAGATACCGTTTGATATCGAGTATCTTAACAAGATTACCAAAGGTGGTCTACCTAATAAGACTCTTAATATCGCACTCGCTGGTACAGGTGTCGGGAAAAGTCTATTCATGTGCCATATGGCTAGCTCCGTGTTGCTACAAGGCAGGAACGTACTCTACATTACAATGGAGATGGCAGAGGAGAAGATTGCTGAACGAATTGATGCCAACCTCTTGGACATCCCAATCCAACAACTCACAAGCCCACTCCTCACAAAAGAAAAGTACTCCTCCAAGTTGCTGGAGTTAACTAAGAAGACACAGGGTAAGTTAATCATCAAAGAATATCCCACAGCATCAGCACATGTGGGACACTTCAAGGCACTCTTAAATGAGTTGTCTATGAAGAAGGGATTCAGTCCTGATATTATATTCGTGGACTACCTAAACATCTGTGCTTCAGCACGGTATAAAGGTACTATAGTAAACAGTTACACCTATGTTAAAGCGATTGCTGAAGAACTCAGGGGTCTTGCTGTCGAATTTGATTTACCAATCGTCAGTGCTACTCAAACTACTCGTGCTGGTTTTGGGTCTAGCGATCCTGACCTTACTGACACGTCAGAGTCTTTCGGACTCCCTGCTACTGCTGACCTTATGCTCGCTCTCATATCTAATGAGGAAATGGAAGAGCTTGGACAGATAATGATCAAGCAGTTGAAGAATAGATATAATGATCCTACAATGTATAAGAGATTCGTTGTGGGTATTGACAGAGCTAAGATGAGGCTGTATGATTGTGATCAAGGAGCACAAGATGACATCATCGATGCAGGTGATATCGAACCTGCTACTAACACTAAGAAAACCTTTGAGGGATTTAAAATCTAATGTCTGAAGTATTTACTAATTCACCTGGTGAAAATTACGAAGCAGATAAAGCTGCTGAAGAGATCTCTAATGCATCTAGAGATAAGATAGACAATGCTGATGCAGATGCTAAGAAGGTCTATAACGAGACTGCAAAGACTCCTGAAGAGATGAAGGAGCAGATGGGAACTGCACCCAAGTCAAAGAAGAAATTAGAGAAGGGTATTGAAGATAAGAAAAAGAATCAGAAAGAAGGTCCAAAGAAGTTTGAGATCGATCTAGATAACTATACTCAGTTTGTTGACAGAGTTACTTCCAATGCTAGTAAAGACTTCGATGCTTTAGTAGCAAGGTATGGTGAGTTAAAAGGACAAGGATGTAACATCTCTCGTCTTGATACTGCTGCATCAGGGTTATGCTCAGAGTCTGGTGAGTTTATGGAGATCGTTAAGAAACTTAAGTTTCAAGGCAAACCATATGATGCTAAGAATAAGGAGCATCTAACTAAGGAACTAGGTGATATCATATGGTATGCAGCACAGGCAGCAATAGCATTGGATGTTAGATTGGATGAAGTCATCTATACTAATACTCTTAAGTTAGCAACACGTTATCCTAATCAAATGTTTGAGGTAGGATACTCAGAAAACAGAGCACCTGGTGACATCTAATGGCAGAAGCATATACTCATGGTAATCTATCAGTAGTAGTACCAATGGATGATATGCAACTCATCCTTAGACAGATGTGGAAGTCACGTGCCACTGAGCCACAGATGGGTGCGTTGTATACGAAGTATAAAAAGTTAGTAGATCTTTCTTTTGATGAAGCTCCTTGTGATATATGAGATACCCTGTAGACATTGACAAAGGCAATGAGTTTGCTAAGTCAATACCAGGTGTGGGTGGTTTCTCTGGAACATTCCCACTACCTGATGGTCAGTTACTAGTCTCTGGTGCTGATGGAGTAGGTACCAAGATCAACATTGCAAAGATTGCTAGAGACTTTACCACTATAGGTATTGATCTTGTTGCAATGTGTGTTAATGATGTGATTTGTAATGGTGCTAAACCTTTATACTTCATGGATTATATCTCTACTGGTAAGATAACTCCTATCCTAGATGAGGTTATGGAAGGTATCTACAAGGGGTGTGAGATATCAGGTATGAGATTGTTGGGTGGAGAGACAGCAGAACATCCTAGATCTGCACCACCAAAAGCATATGGTGATGATCTTGATCTAGCAGGATTTTGCACAGGTATAATATCAGAAGATGATATCATTACTGGTGTTGGTATAAAGAAAGGTGATAGTATAGTTGGTGTAAAGAGTAGTGGATTACATAGCAATGGGTTTAGTCTCATCAATGATATGTTATGGAGACATGAGATAGCATATGCAGATCATCCAGAGTTACTTACTCCTACTCACATCTATGCTCCTATGGTAGCAAAACTAATGGAAGATGGTGTTGGCATCTTTGGTATGGCACACATCACAGGTGGTGGATTGCAAGAGAATATTAATAGAGTTATACCAGAAGGTCTCCATGCTAATATTGATTGGACATCATGGAAGAGACCAGAGATATATGATGCTATACAAAGGGGTGCAGCAAGCAACCCTCTGACAGAGGATATATCAGAGGAAGAGTTAAGAAGGGTATTCAATTGTGGTATAGGATTTGCTTTAGTAACACCATACCCTGATGATGTAATGGATATAATAGATGAAGAGTCCAGTGTGATAGGAGTGATACGTGAGAATAATAGATGACTTTTTAGATTCTGATTCACACCTTAGAATAAAGGAGAGTCTAGAGTATAAAGATTTCTGGTCATACGATCCTTATAAAGCAGGTAGTATGTCAGATCAGATCAAAGATGGTCAGTTATGCCATGATTTCTTCTTTGAGATGCATAGGTCACCACATATAGAGGTATTGTTTCCTATCATAGGTAGGATAAAACCTATGGCAATCTGGAGGATCAAAGCAAATCTTCAACTGCATGGTGGAGAGGAAGCATACAAAAGTAATTGGCACTATGATTTCACAGGGGATGGTTACCCTGTAGAAAATATGGAGACT